CCGCGGTCAGGCCGGACAGGTGCAGGGTGACCGTGCTACCGGAGACGGTGACGCTGTCCGGTTCAATGGCCAGGCCCCAGGTGACGCCGCTGTCGGTGCTGGTCTGCGCGGAGTAGGTCCACGGGTCGCCGGTTCCGGTCGGGACGGCGAACGCCAGGGTGGCGACACCGGTCGCGCCCGCGGTGGCCACCGGCGGGGTTGCCGACACGGTGGGCACACCACCGAGAGCGGTCCAGCCCGCGCCGCCGTACCAGGTGTGCATGAGCACCGGCTGGTACTCCAGCACGCCTTGCGAGTTGTAGGCCAGGGCCATCATGATCCCGTCGAGCTCGGGATCGTAGGACAACTCAGCGGCCTCGCTGTCCTTCTTGTCCTTCTTGGAGTTGCCGATGTCCGACAGGCGAGCCAGGGCGTAGCCGTCGACCTTGTAGATCGGAAGGCCACTGGCGCCGACCAGCTCCCGGCAGATCAGGAACTGGCGACCCGGGTTACCACCGGACGCCAAGCGGCTGTAGCCGGTGTCGAGCTGACCCGGGTCGGGCACGACGATGTTGCCGCCCGAGTCCGAGAGGCGCAGGTTCTTGCGCAGATGCTGCACGACCGGGTTGCCGGTGTCGACCGGAGTGAACGAAAAGCCCTCAGACTCCTCGGTGATCGACACCTGGTAGGGCAGATTGCTCTGCACGATGCGGAACTGATCGGAGCGCACGTTGGGCTTGCTGGCAGGCCCGTTGCCGTCCTTGAACGCGCCGCAGGACAGGAAGCCCTGATTGGTGTCAGTGACGGTCGTCCAGTAGCCGTTGACCTTGCGGCGGGCCAACAGGTCGCCGCGCCACTTGTTGTCCTGGCTGAACGGCGACCAGCGCACCGAGCCGTCGAGATTGTGCGGGCTGATATCGGTGACTGAACCGCGGGCGTCACGGGCGAGCACCTGCAGCGCGGTGCCGCGTTCGAGGAATTCGGGACCGAGGTCGGCCAGTCCGGCACCACTGAAGGTAGTGCCAACTGCAGGTTGGGTCATGGTTTCTTCTCCTTGTTTCCAGGGGGTTGTGTGCCGATTCGGGGTGTCGGCGGTTGACCCCCTGTGCGACTGACACGGGGGTGGTATTCGTTCGGGCTGTGTACGCTAGGCGGGCACGTAGGGCAGGCCGAGCCGGTAGCGGCCGACCTTGCGAAGAATGTTGTCGCTGAAGAACTCCCAGCGGGGTGGCTCGACGACCTCGACGTACTGCACGGCCATCGTGCGGGTGCCGATGGTGATGCGCGGGTCGATGAGTAGTTCGAGCATTCGGCGGTGGGTCTTGGTGGCCTCATCGCGGGCGGCCGGTGCTCCGAGCCCCTTGTCGCACAAGGTGTGGACCGAGACGACCGGGTCGGCGTAGCCCTCGTTCGCCGACTCGGTACCAGTGACGTGGCTGACGAGCGTGAACGGCAGCGGGTCGCCGGCCTGGCGCTCAAACCCGCAGCGGCGCAACGGACTCAGGTGCGCGACGAGGGCGGTCTCGATGTCCTCGGGCGCGTAGGGGAACAGTGACGGCGGGGTGGGCATCAGAGCGTCACGTCGGACTTGTTGAGCTGCTCGACGGTCTTCTGCCGGGGCGCGAACTCCGGGGTGTCAGCCGTTCCGTACTCAACCAGGTTGGCATAGCCCAGGTTGGTGCCGACGCGGCCTTTACCGGCCTGCGCTGAGTCGATCACCTGGACCGAGTCTTTGTACGTGCCAGAGTCTTCCGGGCTGTTCTCGCGCCAGGTAGGGACCACGGTGCCCGACATGAATTCGTCGAGCTGCTCATCGAAGTCGCCCGCCTCAACTGCTGCGGCGAGGTCGTCGGCGAACTGGGATGCGAGGTCGTCGGCCATCAGACGCCCCTGCGCTGGCAGGAACAGAACACGTGATCGGCCCGGCCGTGGATGTCCTGCTCGATGACTGCATCGCCGAGCATCTCGTACTGAATCCCGTTGTGCAGCAAGCGCGCACCGGCGGTAATGGTCGGCGTGCCATCCGCGCCGAAGAACGGGAGCGGGGCATTGCGGCCGTTGGAGTCGACCGCCGGGATGGTGCCGCCGGCAGCAACCGGGAGGATTGCGGCAGCCATCGTGCTGGTCACGACGAGGAACCCGGCCTGCTCGGTCGGGGTCTGCGCCTCGAACAGCGCGCGGTCGACCCAGATGGTGGTCGTGGTGACCATCGGGGCGCCGAGTTCGTCGACGACCGGCTGCCCGTCGCCGTCGAGCACCGGCATATCGCGTTCGATCCCGACGCGCTGGTCACCGATCGGGAAGAGGGCCACGGTGTCAGTAGTCGCCCTTGACGAACGACCCGCGCGGGGCCGCAGTGTTGGCGATCGGCAGCCCGAGGATTCGGCAATGCCGGGCGGTCAGGTAGTTGTCCACCAAGCTGCCATTGCGCTCGAACGTGCCCTTTTCCTCGCGGCGGCTGGTGATATTGGCGAAGCTGGACAGCGGGCCGAGGTGGCCGTAGGTCATCTCGTCGCGGACCACTTCGAAGACGACCTGCCGGGCGGCAGTCTCATCGACGTCGGCCTTCAGCGACCGGATGCCGTCGGAGATGACCTGCAGTAGCCGATCCGCCGTGACGAGTTCGCCTTCGCTCAGGGTGCCCTGGTATTCGGCGGTGAACTCGTCGATGTCGAGAAACGGATCGGCCACTGGTCAGCCCTGCGAACGGCGACGGCGCGGCCGGGTTGGGGTGTGTTCCGGCTCCGGTTCCGCATCCCGCTCGGCGACGGCGGGAATCGGATCGCGTTCCGCGTCGTCGCCAGTGGTGACACCGCCCGGCTGGTACGGGGCCAGTGCGCCTGAGGCGACCAGTTCGGCGGCGACCGCGTCGTCAGCCTTGACCGGCTGAGTGGGGATCGTCGCGTAGTGGAGCTGGCCGACCACGCACGGGGTCAGCACGGTGTAGTACCCCACCGGGATCACTCCACCGCGTCGATGAGCTGCCACAGCTCATCCTTGTTCTGAGGCTGCAGCGCACCGGCGGTGTAGCTGCTGCCGTCCGGCTTGTCGGCGTACTCGACCAGCCACGCGATCAGTTCGGCCTTAGTCGCCGCGGCGTGCGGCTTGGTGCCGTCCTCGCCCGCAACAGCAGGCGGTGCCGGGGCGGGGGCGCTGGTCTGAACGACCAGGCCCTCGCCCACGAACCGCTCCCGCTGGCCGTCGGACAGCCAGTCGATGACACCACCGGCGTAGACGTGGTGGGTCTGGCCGACCTGGTCGACGACCAGAACCAGCGGAGCCACGACCTTGTAGGTCACGCCGCGACTCCGGTGATCTTCCACGCCGCGGCCGGCTCCTGCACGATAGGCACCGTGACCCGACGGCAGCGCAGCCGCCACTTGTCGGTCTCGTCCTCGCGGATCGTCTTGGCCTGGATGCCGACACCGTCGGAGGACACGTAGCCCGGTCCGCCGAGGTTCTCGTCGACCATCGATCCAAGAGCCTTGGAGTCGACGACCAGGGCGTAGGCGCTGGAGGTGCCCGCGCTGGTCATGCTCGGAGACCGGAGCACGGTCAGGCCGTCGATGACCGGGAACGAACCGGTGTAGACCGGGTTGGCCCCGTTCTCCCGGCGCAGCAGGGTGGCCACGGCGGTGTCGCTGATCAGGTTGGCGTAGGTGGCGTCATCCACGATCAGGTAGTCGGGGTCATAGCCCTGATTGAGGGCGTCGATCTTGCCGCGAGCCCGGGCGATGTCGCGCAGGATCGACGGAGAACCCGTCGTCCAGGTGGCGATCGCCGCCGTGTTCTGGGTGACAGCGGAATGGATCGCCGCCATGGCGACGCCATCGACGGTCTTCACGGTCTGGTTGACCAGCTTGGTCAGCGCCTTGTCAACCGGATTGAACAACTGCCGGGCGATCGCCTCGTCAGTAACTTCGGCGTCGTTGCCCCACTTGACCGTCTTGGCCAGCGATGCTGCGCCGGTGCTGATCGGGGTGAGCGGGTACTCGGCCCCGGGTGCCACGCTCAGCGGTGCGCGATCGGAGTAGATCGTCTCGCTGGTCTCGTAGAGCACCGATCCCGACGTGGTGGCGATTCGGCCCGACAGCAGCACGTCGGAGATGAACCGCTGCTCGGCTAGGGTGCGCAGCCGGCGCGCGACCAGGGTCGGGCTGTTGAGGAACCTGCTGATGGTGAAGACGTCGCCCGACAGGCTTGGAGCCACAGGCGGATAGGTGACAGACAATTGAGTTTCTC